GGAAAAAATATGATTGAAATAGATGAATTATTTAAAAATAAACTAAAGGAGCAAAACTAATGAATGATAAACAATTTATACAATTTCAAGATGATTTTTATGATCTCTTAGAAAAATATGGGGTTAAAGATATAGACATTGAACACCCTAAGTTTACCAAGATACTAAACCTTAGAGATAAAGTTGTGAATTTTATAGAGGAGCAAAACTAATGAACTTTAAAGAAGAAATGGATCGCATTTTAAAAATGCAAGAGGACAACATGAGAAATGAAAGAAACTTTATCAAGCATTGTAAGAGCATCAAAGATGATGAGATGGACGATTATTTAATTAATGATGCTGCAATAGAGCTGGGCTTACATGCTGATGATGATAGAGATGAGATTATTAATAAATTAAATGGAGGTAGCTGATGACTGAATACAAAGATAAAGTAAAGCATCAAGGAAAACTTATACGCTTAGAGACATGGAGGAAAGGGATCAAGATGATACTAGATGAAAAAATCCATGATGATATGCCTTGGAAAATGCGTATTGTTTTTAATGATGATAGTGAAACGCTTGAATGGTCTAACACTAACCATAAACAATATACGCCTTGTCCCCATAGCGAGGAAGATCTTATTGACATGATGGAGAATGATGAACATGAATATCAAAGAAAATTATTTAAACAAAGGAGAGGTTATGAAATTTAAAGTAGAGAAAAATAAACCCATTAACAAATCAAACTATAGGACACCATTTACACAGGCCCTAAATGATCTTGAAGTAGGAGATACCATTACAGGCTTATCAAAAGTCCAGGTATATAAATTCAGACCTAACTTCTACACACCGCATTTCCACGATCGCAAGTTTAGATTCTGGAAGGACGCAGAAACTAGAGACTATTGCATACAAAGGACAACCTAATGTCATTTGAAAAAGGAATGACTGAGCTGCAACGCTTGGTCAATTCCCTTGATGACGACAAGCTATCACTAGAAGAATCAATCAAATCTTTTGAGAAAGGCATGAAGATTAAACAATACTGTGAACGCAAGCTAAAAGACGCAGAAGATAGAGTTAAACTAATTCTTGATCAGACTGATCCTCAATGAGATCCTTGTCAGCTTCTACCACCTCAGATGTCCCCAAGATAATTTGGTTCTCCAGGACTAACTCCTTCAACCTATTCTCTAGCTGATCCCTACTCATGTTATCTATCTTATGTATCTTCAGCTCTTTCCTATCCACCATAAGCCCAGCAAGTTTAGCTCTTGCAATCTCAGCAGTAACAGCAGGCCCATAACTCCCATCAGCTAATGCAACATCCCTTATCTCACCAAGCTTAGTTGCTATGCCCTCAAAAGTAATTTCATTCTTAGTACGCTGAATAGCTTTCAGCTCCCTAATTCTTTCTTGCACATGAGCATACTGCTGATCACTCAACAACCTTGTTGCCGCGACACCTGGATTTTCATACCCAGCAAGATGAGCACACTTCGTCTGCTTATAATCCTGATACACCATAAGGTCGACAAATGTTTCCTGTTTTTTTGTTAGCTTTTTCTTCTCTTCCATTTCTATATCCTTACTCTATTTCTACTAGAGAAAACTATCTCTTCAAAGTAAGAGGGTATTTTAATATACCTCTCACTATAGTTCTCTATAGAGATGCACGTACGCACAGTTGCACGTACCAGTAAAACTAGGGCTTTCAGAGGTGCATGTGCGTATGTGCAGGCATGTGCAACTGCACAGCCACACAGACACCTAAATCGCATAAGACTAGGGCTTCGCAGGGTGGGTGTGCAATTGGGCATTTTCCCATTGCACATACGTTTTTGTATAATTTTTGCACAACCAGGCTTTATATTATTATGAGACATTTGTTTCTTTCTCTCCTTGTTACCTTTCTTTTTACCAAAGATCTTCTCAAAGTTTACATCAAACTTATCACGATCTTTAGTTCTATCACGACTACCTTTACTCATTTTCTTTTCCTAAATAATTTATTCTCATGTCTCTGGAAAGACCACTCTAAAAATCTATCTATTAAATTGTTGAAACAATCTATCACTTTATCTCCATGTTCTTAAATATATGTTTGATCACTGCAATCGTCCAACCATTGCCTAACATTTTAAAACGCTGACTATTACTGACATGATTTGTATAGTTATCTGGAACTGTTTGCAGCCTCTCGCATTCTAAAGGTGTTAGCTTACGCCAGTAGACTTCATCTTTAGTTAGGACGCTATCTTTTTGTACTGATGTTACAGAGTTAGATTTATTATCCTTCCTTAACTCTAACATCTGTTGAGGCTTTGCTTCTTTCCAGGCTACCCTGTTACCATCTTTATCTATTGATCTAGCACGATAAGCTCCAGCTATTACGCCTTCTATTTCCCTTGTTTCCAATATATCCTTTAAGACTATGCCTTTTTCTTTTGGTTCTTGTATTCCAGGTATGTTAGTCCAGTAGTATCTTGGTCTTGACTGTGCGCTTAGTAAGGAGCTGTTAATAAAGATGGGCTCGATACCAAAGGGGATCTCTGGATAACATGCTGACACCTGTTCGCTGATTACCTGTAAGTATTCTTTCTTCATTCTTACATTCTCTAATAAGAAATACTTTGGTTTGATTTCTTTTAATAGTCTAATGAACTCAAAGAACAAGGCTGACCTTGGATCATCAAACGCCAACTGCTTACCTGCCATACTAAAACCCTGACAAGGTGAGCCAGCTAACATTAGATCTACATCTTGATAATCTTTAGCATCTAAGTTACATATATCACCTACTTGTATGATCTCTGGATAGTTTGCTTGGCTTACTTGCATAGCATACTTATCTATCTCACTTGCATAATACTTCTCTACTGGTATGTTAAGTTGATCCAAAGCTATACGACCACATGACATGCCATCAAACAAACTTAATACTTTCATGCGCCTTCTCCTATAACATTTATATCTGCAAACATACCTGACAATCTTTTCTTTGCTATCTCTATGTAATCATTGCTCAACTCACATAAAACTGTGTCTCTATCATGAGCATTAGCAACCTCTGCTGTTGTGCCACTACCAGCAAACGGATCTAATACTGTGCCGCCTTCTGGGCAACCAGCCAATATACATGGCTCTATAAGTTTGGGTGGGTAGGTAGCAAAGTGAGCTTCCTTGTAAGGCTTAGTTGCTACAGTCCATACTGATCTCTTATTTTTTTTTGGATAAGCTCCCATGTTTTTAAAGCCTTCTCTTACATCAAAGCCATCTACACCTTCAACAGATTTGCCTATGTTCTTTACACTATTGGGCTTACCTCTTTCACCTTTGGAGTTGACTGTTACTGAATCTTCTTTGATCGCTTCGTTGTCATAGTAATACTTCTTACTCTTACTAAATAAAAATATATACTCATGCGCCTTAGTGCACCTATCTCTTACACTTTCTGGCATTGGGTTAGGCTTGTGCCATATTATGTCTTGTCTTAGTATCCAACCATCTTCTTGCATAGCAAAGGCTACCCTCCAGGGTATGCCGATTAAACTTTTAGGTGGTAGTCCTGTTCTTTCTTTCATGTTGTTATGACTGGATATGTTTCCATACTTCTCTTGCATATCTGTTGATCTGTTGGTTAATCCTTTATCTGCATGAGTATTAAATCCTTTACCATTTTGAGCTCCATAACTATCACCTATGTTCAACCATACTGTGCCATCATCACGAAGGACACGCTTTACTTCTTTAAATACATTGACCAAGTTATCTACAAAATCCTTTGGTGTTTGCTCTAAACCAAGCTGTCCTTCTACACCATAATTTCTAAGGCCGTAGTAAGGTGGGCTTGTTACACATGTGTTTACGCTTTGCTCTGGCATATTCTTTAAAGATTTTATGCAATCACCAGCATATATATCTATCTTCACCCTCTCTCCTTATAATAAACTCTTACTAAATACTTTCTGACTATAGCTATACATGTAAAGACTGCTACCTGAATCATTGAAGTTCCAACCAAGCTTACCTCTAAGTATCTGCACAGATTTAACAGGCCATAGCTGATCGGAAATGACATGAGCAATCCAATGCCAACATCATTCAATGCTTCTTCCATAGATTTTTTGTCTATGTTAATCATTTTTCCAAGGTCGTTTCATTTCATTGTCTGCTAAGTAGTA